GTACTACTAAGGAAGCAGATGTATTTGAATTCTCTATTCGTAATGCTGTTGTTGCAGATGTTGTACCACTACCGCGTACTTGCAACATTGAAGTTGCTGCTGTTCCGTCTACATTACTTCTAATACTAACACCAGTTGATGTTGCTGCCAATATCGCTGTACCAGCCCCATGTACAAGAGTAGAGTTACTACCACCTGATTTCATGGATAGTATTGTGTTTGCACCATATTTTAGATATGAAGCAGCATTTGGTGAAAATGTTATACTATTTGCATCTTGTAATAACTGTATGTAATCAGATGTAGTTTTGTAGAATTGAGCTGATCCACTTACATCTAGTTTGTATCCTGAGTCTGTTGTTGTGCCGATGAGAACGTTGCCGTTATTTACAATACGCATTCTTTCGGCATCGTTTGTTTTTAAAACAAAAGAATGATTTGTATATGTTCCTAATTGAGATATTACACCTGCACTTTGCCAATTCGCACCAACAGTTCCTGTTCTAACATATAAAAGAGAAGTTGTTGAATCATATAAATCCAATTTTCCAGCAGGAGTTGCAATACCAATACCCAACCTACCATTAGTATTGTCCCAAAAGAAGCCTGTACCTGATGTACCAAATAAAACATTACCTGCTGTTGTTTCAATTGCTCTAAAGTCAGCAGCAGCTGTTAATGTTGGATTGATGTAAAGACCTCTTGTTATTCCGCTTGCTCCACCTGTTTGGTTGATTGTTGGAAGAATAGAAAATCCTGAGTAGGTTGCTGTTCCACTTGTTGGTGCAAAGCCACCTGTGAAACTTAAACCAGTTTGTGTTCCTGTTGTTGATGTAAATGTTTGTCCTGTAAGTAGTAATGTTATATTATTACTAAAAGTAGCAAACCCAAATGAACTATGAATTGAAAAAGCACCTATAGCTAAATTGCCAGATCCGTTAATTTGTGAACTATTCGCAAACACCATCGATCCATTAACTCTCGCAGTTCCATTTATATCTAAATTATAAGCGGATGATCCAGTTGTATTGATACCAACATTTCCACTTCCACTTACATATAAAGCAGGTCCTACTGATGAGCTTGCTACTAATAGTGCTTGTGACGTTGAGCCGCTGATGTGTAATCTCGCTCCTGAGTCTGTGAATGTTCCACCGTTTTGTAAAGTGAAATTCCCTGTGGTAGCAAATAATTGAGCAACTTGTGTATTACCAATAAAAAAGTTTAATGGTGATCCTTGTAATCTTAATGCTGGGGTGTTTGGTGATGTTCCACCTACTACAACTGTACCTGTTCCAGCTGTGTTTACTAATGGTAATATGGTACCACTTGTTCCAATACCAAAAATACCTTCATTTACTTTAGCACTACCACTTACAGTCAAACTACCTGTTGGTATTACAACAGTACCATATAATGTTTGAGTATCATCAGCATTATCTCCTAATGTATTTGATCCTGTAGATAGCACAGTCTGATTAACTACCAATGTGTTTATAGAAGCTGTGCCTGATACAGTCACATTACCAGTTATAATTTGATTTCCTATAAACGTATTTGATCCTGTAGTTGCTAGAAAGCTAGTATCTACAGAGCCTGATGGGCCTTGTGGTCCTGTAGGTCCTACTGGCCCTTGTGGGCCAGGATTATTTATAATGATTGTACGCATTAGACTGTTACTTGGTTGCTTAAGCTAATTTGCCCTTCTAATAATCTAACTGTTAATGGACAAGCGCCACTACCTGAATATATTTCTAGATCGTATTTAGCTGTGGTAAATGTAAGTAAAGACGAAGTACAAGCAGCTATATATATTCCAATAGAACCACTAGTAGGTGGTGTACTTCCATTGCTTCCGCTAAAATTTAGGCCAGTACCATCAGCATTTAAAGAACTAGATAATGTTAAATATACTGTACGGTTAGGGTTAGATGAGTAGTCAGATGCTATTTGCATACGACCATAATATCCAGTTAAGTCAACTGGGATGTCACTAGAGTCTTTATACTGGATTTCAAAATTAGTTGTAGCTCCTTGTTCTATAGTAAATGAATATCTTCCTGCTGCCATGTTATATGTTTAGCAATAAATATTAGTCTCTGTAGTCTGAGTAGAGTTTAAGTATAGGCTCTACAATTTCGTGTCTATGGTTGGTTTTAAGAGTTACTACTTTAACTCCCTTAATTTCCGCTTCTAATCGAGTGAAAAATCCAATTCCAGAATCTTTCTTTTGTTTTAAATCTGTTTGAGTGATGTCTCCACAGAATATCATTTTGCCACCTTTACCTAAACGACCTAATATCATTTCTGTTTGACCATGAGTAATGTTTTGACATTCATCTACTATCACTACAGCATCAGGAAATGTTCTACCTCTCATAAATGCAAAAGGTACAATTTCAATTTGCCCATCAGCTACTAATTTTTCTATTTTAGTCTTATCATATAACATATGTAAGTTAGCATAGATAGGAGCTAACCATGGATCCATTTTTTCTTTTAAGTCACCTGGTAGGAAACCTATTTCTTCTTTTGCTACTGTAGGTCTAGTGATAATTATTCTTTCAATATCTTTTTTAAATAACAGATCTAAAGCAACTTGACAAGCAACTAACGTTTTACCTGACCCAGCCATACCTTTTAATAATGTAACTGGGTGGTCTAAGATTAATTGTTTTGCTTCTTTTTGCTCTTCATTTAACTGAATTTTGAATGAGATAGGATTTTTAGGCTTTCTTTTTTCTTTAAAGATTTTTTGAGCCTCTTCAGTTCTGTTGAAATCGGTCATGACTTATTATTTGTGTATAAATATCAACAAAAAAGCCCAGAATAATCTGGGCTTAATTGTTAGATATTATCTAAAGTTAGCTTACAGGGTGTTCAAACCAGCTATGTAAACTTTACCATAGAATTCAGGACGTAACATCTTCTTAGCATAGCGAGTCAACAATCCTTTACGTGGAGTGAAGGTGTTTGGATCGTAGATAAGAGGAGTCATGATCAACGGAATATATGGAGCGAACACAGCACCTGCTTCTAAGAATTGCTTACCACGGAAACCAACTAAGATAGTGTTTTCAGTCATGTAAGGGTTCTTATATACAGTATAACGGCTATTGAAAGCACCAGCTTTTTGTACACCGAATGCATATTCCATATCTTCAGTACCACCAGCATTAGCAGCGAATCCTGGGATTGATTCTAAGATAGTAGATACAGTTGGAGATACTACCATAAAGTTAGCACCACCACGAAGAGTCAACTGATGAATCTTGTTACTGATCTTGTTAATCTTAGTACCAAGAGTTTGGAACCAAGCACCTTGAGTGTTGAAGAATCCTAAACTTGCAGTTGGTAAAGTAGTAGCTGTAGCAGTTACGTTATTAACAGCTGACCAGTACTCAGTATTAGTAGCTGGGGCACTTTCAATTAACATATCAAGAATTTCAAGATCAATCTCTAAAGAGATGTACTCACTCATGATGTTAGTCAATTCAGCTTCAGCATCCAAGTTTTGGTAAGCGTTCAAATCTTGTGCGAATTCAGGCGTCCAAGCAGCTTTTAACTTTTTAGTTTTAGCTGTGATAGCTTGAGATTGCATAGAAATGTTAATTTCTGGGATAGCAATTGCAGATGCACTAGCCGCGTTTGGAATGGCGTAAGTAGATCCATCTTCAAAATCACCACGGAATTGATCAGTAGTTTTCTTGTTGTAGAATAATGTGAAAGTGTAGTTACCACCAGCTTCTTGAGCACTACCTGTAAAATACATAGTGATAGTAGTACCAGCTGCGTTAATAGTAGTATAGTTTTGTAATAAGTTAGCTGGAACACCAAAAGTTGTACCAGAACCTGACGCTACAAATCCTCTAACACCATCAACATCAAATGAAGCTGAAGCAGCACCTAAAGCACCTAAAGTTAAAGTCCAAATTTGACCAGCTGCAACAGAAGCTGATAAATCAGAATCATATCCTAAAGCAGCCCATTGAGTTGTTTTTTCAGCGGCAGTTGAAGCAGATACATATCCTGAAGCAGATGTAAATACTGTAGCTGATGAAGCTGAGAATTGGTTAGTAGAGTAAGTGAAACGACCACCACCATACAAGCCACCAGCTGGGGCTGGAGTAGCAAATGGAGTAGCACTTCCTGTGTTACGGTTACCATATAAAGAACCACCGTTAGTGAATGGAGTCTTAGTAGTACCATATTGGAAATCTAAGAAGAATACAAGACCAGAAGGTAAGTTCATTGGTTGAACGCTAACGAATTCTTTCGCTGCGATAGCACCAAATACCTTACGTACTAATGGTAATGCGATCCCAGCCCAGTTTTCACCAGTTCCACCTGAAGTGAAGTAAGATCCTTGGCTAGTTTGAGAGCTCTCAACTACTAATTGCTTTGCTTGGTTTTCCAACATCAAAGCCATGTTGTTACGGTTGACATCCTCACCCAAACCTTCTAAAAGGCCAGTTTTAGACCACTTGTTAGCTAAACGAGCAGCGTCGCTTTGAAGTGATTTCCATGGGTTTGCAGATTCAACTAATGATTGAATTGTTTCCATTTTTTTAATTTATTGGTTTTAGTTTATTTTAAATTTAATTTTAATTATTTAAGTCCGGCTAATACTCTCATACGAGCAAAAGCATCATTTACTTCAATAATTGGTTGTTTTGTTTCGGCAGGAGCACTAATAGTTTTAGAAGCAGATCCTAATGATTCTTTAATGTTCTTTTTAGCAGATGCTTTTAAAGATTCAGTTAAAGTTTCATATACTAATTTTACTTCTTTTACTGTTTCAGCTTTGTCGAATGTATTTAAAACCTTTACTTTTTCAGATTCGGTAAGATTCTTAGCTTTGAAAATTTTGTTTGTATAAAGAAGTTTAGCGTTTAACAAGTTAACTTCATTAAGTTCAGAGCGTAATTCAGCAATTGTTTCTTCCATTTCCTTAGTATCAGTTTCTTTGATAGTTGGGATAGCTTTTTCAGCTGCATCTTTAGCTTTCACTATTTCAGCTTTAGCTGCTTCATCACCTCCTTTTGCTTTAGCTACTAATTGATCAGCTTTGTCTTTAAACTTATAGTATAAGAATGAACCTACAACTGTGGCAATTGGTAAACCAACACCTAAAATTGCTTGTAAAGGAGTTACATAGTCATCTACATATTCCTTAATAGGTTCTTCTTCTTCACCTAAGATTTCAGCTAAAAGCTCATCTAATTCAACTTCTTCACTTTCTTCTTCTTCACCACCCATATCATCCATGTCTTCCATGTCTTCAACTTCGGCTTCTTCTTCTTCAAAATTTTCTCCGGCTTCAATATTACCAGATTCAATTTCTTGACGTAATACTTTTAAGATAAGTTCTTCGATTTCTTCATCAGACATTTCTTCAAGCATTAAATCTTCTTCAAGTTTGTCTTCAGTTTCTTCTATTTTCTCATCTTCTTCATTTAAACCGTCAAGTTCAGCTAGGATTTCATCTAGATCAAAAGTTTCTTCTAATCCTTCTTCTTCCATGCTGTAGTTTTCAGTTTCCAACTCTTCTTCCATTTCATCCATTTCGTTCAATTTTTCAGCAAACATAGCTGTTAATTGTGGAGTGAAAGCTTCTTCAAGAGCGGCTTTTGCATTCGCGATAGCAGTTTCCTTGATGGTCTTAGCTTCAGCGATTGCTTCTTTAAGCATTTCTCTGTTCATTTTTTGTCCTCAAATAATTGTTTTGGAAATACGTTTATTAAGAAACGTAATAGATTTTTTATTAATTCATGCTACATAGTAGATTAGGGTAGCATATTTGAGCATACATATATATGGATTTATGTAAAGTCACTTTTTTATGAAAAAGAAATGCCTCTCTTTCGAGAGGCATCAGTCCTAAAATACTATTCTAGGAGAGGTTAAAATATTGGGCATGATCCATTAGCACATAATATGTCTGTGATAACAGAATTTACTTTTTGATACTTATTAATTTGTTGAGGTGTTTTAGATTCATTCATCATACCTACTTCTTTCATATATGAACCTGGGTTTGAAGGGGTTGATACAAAGTCCCAACATAATAACTCAAAGTCATCTTGTACTTCCATCATTTCACCCATTTGTTTTAATGAACCCATTCCACGTGATGAAACACCTACTGGTATATTATTTTCAAATAATGCTTTTAATATATTACCTGATGGTGTAGGTAGTATTTCAATTACTCCCATCACTTGGTCTCCATCCCACCAAATTTTCTTAATATTATGAGAAACGTTTTTTAAGTTAATAATAGAAGAATCGGGGTGGTCTAATTCGCCTAAAGCACGGTTTGCTTTAACACTCTCCATATACTTATCTATCTCACGTTGCCATAAATCTTTAGCGTAATAACGACCATTTCCGTTTTTCACTTCAGCTGTAGCTAAAATACCTTCAACTAAAGGATTACCTGTTGAAGATTTTCCTTCAGTTAGTTTAGATGGTTTAGCAGTAAAGTATTGAGTTTCTATTAATACTTGTTTCATATTAGTCTATATCACCAGTTTTTAATTTCTTCTTCCACTCTTTATCTAACTTTTTAAGTTCTTTTTTTTTCTTTTTAGCTTCCTCTTTATTATCTTTTTTACTCTCTTCTTCAACTTCAGCTAATACTTCTTTAATTAAGATGTGGATTTGAGAGCGCAATACTGACTCTTTTAAATCACCATATCCTGATGACTTATGTTTACCTTTAGGTTCTTTTGGGGTGCCTAATCCAGGTGCTTCAGTTGTATATCCTACTCCTTTGGTTCCAAATTGACCATCTTTAACATAATGATTAATATCTTTAGCTAAATTTTTAGCTACAATAGCTCTTAATTCTTCAACATGCTTGTCAGCATTTTTAGGATCCTTCATCTCAGTGTAGTATCCTTGTAAAAATTCTTGACCAAATACATTATCATAATTTTTCTCGTCTTTATAATCATATCCACGAGTAGCCATATCTGTAACTTCTTTGGTAGTTTCTTTTTCTTCAGCTTTAGCTTCTTTTTCTTCTTTAAGAGTAGCCATATTGTCATTAAAGATAGATTGCCAATCTTGCTTTTTACCGGATGTTACTAAACCACCTATTCCTTCGTTGATAATACTTCTATTTTTAAGAATAGTAACAGTATCTTCAAATGTATTAACAGGTGATAACATATCTGGGAATTGGCGTAAAGCTGTTTTTAAGAAATAAGCTTTATTTCCTTTACCTTCTTTAATAAGGTTATATTGTTCTTGTAGTGTTTTCATTTTTAATCTTTAAATAATTCAATTATATCATCTAACATAGAACTAGCTAAATCTGTCCCATAAATTGATCTCATTTGAGGATTATCTCTGTATGAGTTTAATGTTTCATTTTTAGCTTTTCCTATTAAGGTAATGAGTTCTTTTAATTTACTAGCTAATATATTAAAATCTCCTAATTTACCAGCTATATATTTTTTAGTTTCATCATCAACTTGTAACGATGATAAATATGATTCAATATCAAAATGAGGATCTTCTTCTTCCCACAATTGTTTTACTTCAATACCTTTAGCTGCTTTATTAAGTGCTTTTTTATTAACAGGTTTATATCCTAATTTGTAATAATAAATATGTTCAGCACCTTTAGCTCCTTTTTTAGGATTAAAAGCAAACGGAGTAGCATAATTTTCACCTGATCCAGCTGTAAATCCAGAACCTGTTCCAGTAGCACTTGTTTCATCTAAGTGCTTTTTAATTATTTCTTTTATTTTATCTTTTAAACTCATTTTGCTGACTCAAGCTCTTCTAACAATTGATAGTATTGAAGAAGATTTACTAAATGATCGTCATTAACTTTGTCTGTTTTACCTAATGAAGGTAAAATGTTCATAACTTCTTGAATCTTGATTTGAATAGCTTTGTCAGTCACTTTTTTATTTAAAGTAATTAAAGCTTCTTTAATTTCATTTACTTTAGTATTATAGAATTCTTTTAACTTAGGAGTACTATCGATACTATTAATAAACTCTTTTAATACTGATTTTTGGTTTTCATTTAGATCAGAGTACTTATCGTTGAATTTTTCAAGTAATACTCTATATGTTAAGACACGAATATCTTTGTCTTGATTTTTAAACTCTTCTAAGATAGTTTCTTTAACTTCTTTCTTATTAATAGTAGTTTTAGTTAAATACTCTAAAAGAACAGTTTTATTCTCTATAATTTGATCAGGGTTAGACAAATTCTCACTATTATATACCTCTAATAATGTAAATAAAGCTGCTTGTGCTTTATAATTAGGTAATTTAGTTTTAAAGAATTCCTCTAAATTATAGTTAGCCTTAATTTCTTTAATTAAGTTGTACTTTTGTCTTTTAAGAGCAGATCTATTTAAATGTTTTGAGCTTTCAACTAATGTTGATACTACCATATCTGCTTTAGCTTCACTGATGTTTCCTACATGTTTGAAGAAACTTTCATAAAGTCTATATTCTTTACCTAATTCAGTTTTAGTAAAATATTTCTTTAAAATAGTAGAAGCTGGGGAGTCTTTACCTGATAAGGTATCTGCTGTTATTTGTCTAACAAGCAATTCAAAGAGTATTCCCGGGTTTTTGTACTTCGAGTGTTTAATATTCACTTTAGTATAATTTTTATTATAAATATATGAAAAGTTTTTATTCTCGTATTTGAGACTCATCTAATAATGAAGAATCGTCTTTTTTTACTGATATTTTCTTGTCTAGTCCTTCAAATAATGGTTTATTTTTAAGCATATTTTCAAGAGCTAGTGGTGATCCACCTTTAAAATTATTCTTTAATGATTTATCCTCACCAGTATCATCACCTTTCTTCATACCTTTGTTACCTAATCTATCAGTACCAAATGCATTCTTTTGAGTTCCTATATTTGATGCTTTTTCTTCAGGACGACCTAATTTAAGATCTTCATCATACCCATCAGGTAAACCACCCATTCTACTAGCGCCATATAATGTAGCTAAATCATGAGGTGTACCATAAGACTTACCTGATTCTAATGGATCATTACCTTCATTTTCAATTTGTTTCATTCTGAAAGTACGTTTTTGGTCTTCAGCAATTAAGTCTCTGTATTCATCATATTGGTCCTCACTTAAATGGAAGATATTATCATAGATCCAATCAGTAGGTAATATTTTAGTTTCAATTATATTACGAGCTAAATCTACTTTTTCCTTCATTAATGCTATTCTTTCTTGATCATAGATGATAGAAGGAGTAGTTAATGATAATTCAAAGTTAGTTAATGCTTCATTTCTATATCCTTGAGTGTATAAATGAACTAAAGCTATTTTATATAATTCTGATAGTATAATTCTTTGGATGCGGTCAATTGTACGAGCAAAACGAATGTCTTCTGCTGCTAATGTTGCTTTACCTGTTAAGTCTTTTTCATAACCCATAAATGCTTTAGGTACTTTTAAAGCAGCGAATAATTTATCTCTTAAATAAACTACGTCTTCAATTGCTGTATAGTCCATACCTTTTGTAGGTTCAATCTTAGTAGCACTGTCATTACCTCTAACAGGTATGTAAAAGTCTTCTAAAATATTTTGTTGGTTATACTTCATATTATATTCACCAGTTTGAGGATCAATAAATGGAGTTTTCTTCATTGTATTGATAGTCTTTTGCATGAAGTTTTCTACTTCATTAGGTGGAATAGAACCAACATTAATATAGAAAATACGTTTTTCTGGGGCGCGAACAATGCGATGGATCAACATAGCGTCTTCCATCAAAATGTATTGTTTATATAATTTACGAGCAGGCTCTAAATATGATCTACCATAAGGTAAATAATTCACATCAGTAATTAGTCTGAAGTGAGCCATTTCATAGTTGTCAAAGTAAATATTTTTATCATTTTTTCTAGATGATTGAGTACCTTGACCTCCAATTCCATAATAGCCTGAACCACCAGCATATCCATCAGGTGAAAAAGCAAATCTTACTTCAGCTGGTTTTTTAGGATCATAGTTTTCTTGTCTCTCAATATGGTAAGCTGTGTATGGTATAACATTGTACACACCAAATTTTTCAGCAATTTCTAATTTTAAAAAGAAATCACCATATTTACACATTTGGCGAATCCAAGACCATAAATTAAACTCAATGTTTAATACATCATAGAATAAGTTATATAAAATCTTTTGTGTATCTTCATCACTACTTCTAATCTGAAGTACTTCACCCATATCATTTTTAAGAGTACATTCATCAGCTATAATATCTAGAGCTGAGGAAATAATAGCATCAGTATCCATCGCATCATAATCTGAGTAGATTTGGGTACGTAAGTATTTCCAGTTAATGTTTAACTGAGCACCATAGAGGGATGTACTGTTACTTGAGTAGATTCGATTATATCGGTCTACAAGTGAGTTTGTTTGATATTCTCCAGTCATTTGGATGCTGTTAACATCCATAACTTTTAATTCATTTCCACCAGCGTTTCTGATTATTACATCAGTAGCGAATAATCGCTGTAGCCTTGAAAATACACTAGTATCTGCCATTTTGTTCTAAATTATACCAATAAATATTATAGTAACCAGCTAATGTCCTCAGCTCCATGACCATAATTAATTTGATATGGATTATTATATGCATTTGGTGTATAAGCTCCTTGAGAATTAGGTCTTGTAGTAGCAATATTTGATAACATTGCGCGAGCTAAATCAACTCCTTGTGATTTATATTTAAGAGCTGTATCTCTTATATACATCGCTGTTCCAAAACTCATAACTAAGTCGTCATTATAACCTGATTGTGCTTCTGCTTTACCATTTTTCCACACAAACACTTTCATTTCTTCAACTAAACGTTTAGATTGTATGATAACACTTTTATCACCAATGTACTCTCTAAACTTATTAATAACTAATGGTCTGGTTCTTAAATTCATTGTAAAACCAGGCACTAGTTTTGATGGGTCATCTAATCTTTCTAGATAAGATTCAGCAGTTGTTGCTTCAGATTTAGGAGAATAATATAAATTTCTATATCCTCTTTCCTGAACTGCGTCTAATGTTGCCCATCCTATATTATTATTTTCAATTACTAACAATGCTTCATTGTATTCTGTTGCTATTGCTACTAATAAGTAACCAAATTCTTTAGGTGATAATTGTCCTTTATATTCACCTACTTGAGTATTAGTATCTATATCAATAATATGAAATGCAGAGAAGTCTTTACTATCTCCTCGAGCAACATCAGCTACAACCATATAACTACGGGTGTAATCTGCTGGTTCCCATATCCATAAGTTACGGTCAGCACCTCGTCTCTCCAAGGGATCTTTAATATAAGTTTGAGTAATAAATTCAAGATACTCAGGATAAAATACTACATCACCTGATGTATTGAAGTCGCAGTCACATTCTTGAGCTGCTAATCTTGGGTCACCTAATAATTCATCTTGTTTCTTTCTCCAACTTTCATCTCGTTCAGGATGAACATACCATGGTAATTTAATTGGTAAAAACTGGTTTTCACCTGCTTCTGCTCTAACCCATGTCTGATGGAACCAGTTACCAGTACCATATGGAGTAGATAACACAATTGCTCCTCCTCCAGTGGCTAAGGTTTGTTGAGCAGATGCCCATATCTCAGCAATACCATCAATAAACGCGGCCTCATCTATAATAAGAAGTGACACTGCTTCAGATCGCCCTGCATCACCTGCTGCTGATACTGCTTTAACTTGAGATCCATTACTTAATCGTAATGTCAGTTTATTATTTTCTTCAGCTGTTATTTTTAACCATGAAGGTAAATTTTCAAACATGAATTTAACTTTCGTTACCATGTTTTTAGCTGTCTCTTGTTTAGTAGCTATACATAAAACGTTTTTGTCTTTATGGAATAACATTAACCATAATGAGTAACCTGCTACTAATGTTGATATACCTAACTGTCTTGATTTAAGTATTATATCATATGGATTATCTTTCCATAAGTTAAGTACTTTATCCTGGAATGGGTATAGGTTAAATAATACTCTACCACGTTGTGGATGTTGGATATAGCAGTATTTACGCATGAAGTGCGCTGGGTTAGAGGCGCACTTCAGGTATTCTTCACGAATTATTTGTTTTATATCTTGACTCATAAAAACCTTTTATTGAAAAAATTATAGTTTTGCTTCTTTTTCTTTAAGAGCTTTTTCTAATTTTTTCTTTTTTTCTGTTAGGTCTTTTAATTTATCTAGTAAATCTTTTTTCTTATCACCTTCAGCTTTTTTATATTCTTCGTTAGTTGCTTTAAAATCTTTAACTACTTTAGCTAAAGCATCTGTGATTTTAGATATACTAGCATTTTTCTTTAACTCAGCTTTAGTAGGTTGAGCGTTTTTGATTTTTTCATCTTTAGCGTCATCATCATCCTCATCAGCTTCTTCTAAATTAACAGTGCCTCCTTTTTTTAATTCAGTTTCAGCATCTATTTTACCTTTAGAATTTAACTTATTATACCCAGGATCTTTTTTCATAGCGGCTACACCTTCAGGTCCAGCATATGTTTCTTCACTTAGGATTTCAACTATAGTTTCTCTAATTAATTCTTCTAATTCAGTACGTTTCATTATGTTAGGTTTGTGTATAAATATTAAAAACCTAAATAAGATTTAATCTGTTTAATTCTTTCCTCAGTAGTACCTGATATTATTCCAAAGTTTTGTATATTGTTTAGATTTTCAGTGATAGTATTCTTAATAGATATATCAATCAACTTACGATAATCAGCATCTGTTTCTCTAACTCCATTATCTTCTATTTCAACTCCAACAGGTGAAACATAGAATATATAATCATATTCCCAAATAAATGGAGCAGCATAATTAGTGAATGCTATTTTATCTTCATCATGAATTGATTGAGCACATTTAGCAAATGACATTACATCAATAACTGTTCTATCAGTTATAACATTTTCTCTCATTAATTCAGAACAACGTTCAGCTAAGAATATTGTTTGACCTTTTAATGTACTATCAGTGTTTAATGGAATACCTAAATCACGTAAGTATTTACTACGCTCAGTAGCAAAGAAATAATCTTTAAATTCAGGT